CTGTTTCACATGAAACAATTTATTATTAGTGCATATTTTCTCTATAGACTTACCTATATCATAAGAGCTATCCATATCAGTATATGACATTAAAAGTATTGATAATTCTTCTTGTACCTGAGTTTGTGTTTTTTCCATTTTTTTTCCATTTTGTTTGTTTTCCCCATTATACTCAATTATTCACATAGGTCAATTATATTCATTCATTAAGACATTCTGTATCTTCGTAAACAAATTCTGACTCATTAGTTCTTTTACGTCTAGTGCCGCAACTAATCGACAAATCAATAGACATAAAATTTACATTGTTATTGTTAATATAGTGAAAAGACATTATACAAATAATACTTACAACATTAAGTAATATGTTCTTCCACTCGTTTTTAATATTAATAAAAACAAGTCCTCCCTGTTAATAACAAGGACTATTTTTTTGATTTTGTTTAATAAAAAAAGCTAGATTTTACAGTTTTTTTATGGTTGCCCAACTATGTCAAAATTGTGTCAATTACCTAATAAAGGATTACGACTATCATCATTAGCTTTTTCTAACTTCGATACCTTTTCTTCAAGTATAGCTATCTTTGTTTCTAATGGTGAAACATCAACAGATGTTATTTCAACAGCTTCTAAATTATCTAAACGATTATTTATTGTTGCAACACTTGTTGCTACAGTATAAAAACCACCACCAATACTGGCGATAATACCTGCCGCCAAAATGTACTTTTGTAAATTATCCATTAAATTTTTCATGTTACCTCCCAAATAAACCTAAGTTTTGACTGCTCACCATTTTATTTAATGCTATAGATGAGGCTTCTGTCATTGATGTATGTGCATTTACATTATCACTTAAAACAATATTTGTATATATTTCATAGGGTTCATAAAAGGCTGCGTCTGGAATACTTATTGCAGAATAATTATCCCAACCTTGTTTGTAATTCATCAAAGCGATTAAACTAGATTGTCCTTGCACATCATACTCACCACTTTCATTTTGGTTTTCTTCTATTTCTTCTTGCAAACTTTCCATGTTACTTTGGATTACACTAGCAACAACTTGATCTGCCTCTGATGATGTCATGACATCACTAGTAATTGATGTAATTTCATTGGTAATACTATCAGTCGTTACAGTCTGAACTTGTACGATAGCAACTCCCATTGCGTCATTACCAATAGGATTGACTTCAATGGTCTGGATAGACTGTAAAGCATTTTGTGTTTGTGTTTGCTCGGCAGCGATTTGATTACTTATGCCAGATTGCGAAAAATCACTAGAACCAGATACAGCACTGTTTTGTGATTGTGATGAACTATTAGACTGGCTTATTATAGAAGATGTTAAATTACTTATATAATTATTAGTCGATACAATATTTCTACGAACATTGTTTTGTCTTTCTTCTGGCTCGTTTATTTCTTCTATTTCATCTAATTGTTCTTCAATAACTTCTTCATACGCTTCTTCTAAAACCATTTCTTCAAGTTCTTCTTCTAATTCTTTATATATTTCTTCAGGCATTTCTTCTAGCTCTAAAACTTCTGCGATTTCAATATAATTATCTTCTGGATATATGTCTGGTAGTAAATCTAATGTTGGTAACTCAAGTATATCTAATGGCGTTTCAGTTTCATCACCGATAATGTCAATAACATCAACATAATCAGTTTCAATAAAAATATTGTTTTCAATTTCTAATTCTTCTTCTATGTCAAATGATATATAATCTTCATCTATATCAATAATATAAATATCTGTTTCTAAACCTTCACCTGTTTCATAGTTTATTGTGTCAAAGCCTAAATATATATCATCATCAATGTCGTCAAAGGCAGAATAACCATAATCCTCTGTATCATTGCCTAATAAATTATCTATAAAATCTAATATATCATCTTCTTCACTATCAGAACCTAAGTCAAATACATCACATAAGGCACTAAAATTAGAATTTGTTAAACATTCTGTGGATAAGTTAGAGTAAGACTCATCAATACCTGTGGATAAAGACCATTCATCTGTTCTATTATAAGTTTTTGTATTGTTATCTTCGTATCGTAAAAAAGTTATAGCTTCGTTATTACCCTGTAAACCTATGGTAATATCGTGATTTGCAACATTTATTTTTTTATAGCGAAATTCTATTATGTTTGTACTTTCATATAGTATAGCTTCAAAAGAACTTAAATTATTGTTTCTATACTCATTAACATTGTACCAACCTGCAACCCAATATTTTGAGCCAGAGCTGCCAAATGTTTGAACGTAGGGCGAACCATTATTATTATTTTTATCAATAAAATCAGACCATAACGGAAATATAGTGTTGTCGTACCCAGAAGCAGGTATAACTTCTGATAAATAATTTCTTCTTCCAGTAATATTAAAATTTTGATTAAATGTTACAAAACCATTCATTGCAACTCTAGCTTGATTATATGTGTTGCCGTAATATGTAAAATCAAAACCTAAATTCTGCGAAGATGAAACAACGTCATCACCAAGATTAAGAGCTGTACCAGTTTGTGATATATCAATAATAGGATCTGTGCCAACAGTAAAAGGGTCAGAAGCATTAACTGAATAACTAAATAATAATAAAAATATTAATCTAAACACAACTTATGACTTTTATATTTACGACAAAAATCTTTTTTCTTATATGCTTTTACATCTAAATTTTTGTATTCTTTTTTTATATCTTCCCAATCAGGTCTGTCCTGTGGGTTTTGTTCCCAACCAATACGAGCTTCTTCACCAATTAAACCTTTATATGGGCAGTAGCTTCCAGCTTGTTCCATTGCTAGAAAAACTCTTTTATCCTGACAGAGCAATGATACTGACGCAACTTGTAAACCATTGGCAGCTAATTCACGACTTAACAATACTCTTTGACAATTTTCATCAACAACACTTGAACCTTTTGCTACACCAAATAAATTTGTTTGAATACTTGCTGAACTACCTGAAACGCACACTAACTGACTATATGAATTAATAGAAGGTGCAATAGCTGAACTAACTTGTCCTTTAATACGTTGTGTAACTACCTGACGAGAATTGCTGTTACTATTATTTTCGTTAATATTAGTATTCTGATTAATGGAAGAATTAATATTTTCGTTTTTTGTTTCAACACTAGATACAGAATTGCTAACGCTATTATTATTATTAGTATTGACCGAGGTATTTGTTTGATTGACTGTGGAACTTA